CATCGATTGGCAATGCCTAATGTTTACGAACCAGGCTAAGCTGATTGATATTACAATAAACAAAAGGAGAGACGTCACATAAATGCGACGTACCACGATTGTCCCTAGACCAAGCTAGGGGTGTGGAGGATCTGGCGATTAATCTAAGATCCTGAACTCACGAGATTTAATTCTCGCTGTTCTTCTCTTCCTCAGGAAGTTGACCAGTGATAACACTAGACAATAAAGAGATAAGGTTTAAACCTGAACTCCTTTCTGAGAACAACTTGTTCACGGGCCTGATCTTAAGATCTGGCGCGTTATATAAGATGTGTTCCCTTAGTGGAACGTCATCTTTGAATACAATGAGCCCATTTTCTATGGCTTCAAAGTATTTTTCGTCACTGTCCGGTCCGCTAAGAGTAGCAGAGACCTGGGAAGTCGTCACCGCGATGCTTGAAGCAGCGGTGAGATCGACGAACCAGTCGAAGCGAGCGTGCTTAGCAGCCCTCCTGACTAGGTCCAAAGTGACGACGCGTGATCCGTCTAAGACGGTTTCCTTGTCCACTTCAAGCTTTAAAGCTTCAAGTTCACCCCAAAGGGACGCAAAGCGTTCCTTGTTCGTCCGCGTATTAAAGCGCGTGATGTGTCTATTCTCAGCCCTATTCAAGAGTTTTAAAAACTTGAAGGGGCGTCCAAGAAGCTGTTCGAATTCGTAGAACGGGATTAATCCCTTCTCCCGTAGTAGTAAGGAGGTCTCACGAATATTCCCATTGAATAATTCAGGGAATGCTTCTTTGGTCGATTTCGCCGATAAGGCGATCGATCCTGGGTACCGACGGATTTGCTCAGCAAACTCCGTTAGGTACTTTACGTCTTCATACCCTGAGGGATTGGAGAACGCACCGCCCAGCGCTTTCCGGACACTAAGTGTCCATGAGCGCTGTTCAGCGAGGGAATCAAGTGCCCACCATATAATGGGGGGTAATGCCACATATGTGGCGTCACTCGGGTTCCAACACAGGCCCCATCCGCCTAGTTCGGATGGGAGTGCAACAAATGCCGAGAGTTTCGGGCGGTGCGTTGAAGGCACATAGCCCGCGAACCTGATTTTAAATCGGTTCAAGGCAAGTCGATACGTCCTCTCAGAGTACGTGTTCGGCCTAAAGTACATCGCCGTGCGGCTAAGCGCACGTGCTTTCCCAATCGCAATATTGCGGTCGTCACGACTGTCTACGACTGTCGTGAATGGGGAGATCAAACGCATCTTGATGGAGTCAATCCATACAGAGTCAGGTGGATAATTATTAATCTCACCTTGCGTGTAGTTGATCCTACTTCCTTTAAGGAGTAAAAGCTTTTCGGTGTACGGCACAGCAGATCGCGAGAGGTAATGTTTACCTTTCGAGGGTATGTACCCAATCTCCTCTGCTCCTAGAGCAAGGGATTGGAGGTACGCAAGAGGTCCATAGGCCAAGTGATCATCACCGCCAATATGGAACGCCCTCCAGGCTGCGTCGCGAGTACCATACTCACGGTCGTAGCGGAGGTTGAGGTGTTTACTATAAGTATATTCCTCAAGGGCCAGGATGGAAAGTACGAGAACTATCTTAGATAGAGGCTCGCCCATCATGATTCCGCGCGTTGAGTCATACGTGTCGACACTAAGTGTCTTCGCCGTAGGCTCCCCCTTTACCCATCGACGCTGCCGTCGTGTTACACGACGCGTGCCAATTAGGTCGAGCAAAAACGAATATCGTTTTATCAGCCCTGTCTCCTCCAGCATGATACGGACTACCGACTCTACTAAGTAGAACGGTACCGTGTCAGTGGCTGAAGTGAAGTCCGAAGTCAAGAAGGCGAAACCTTCATTGATCTTTTCGTGACCTATCTTAGATAGGTTTCGAAGTGCGTTCCACGCCTGATCCTCCCGCTTAAAGCAGGAGTGAGCAGAAGGGTGTGACCCGAGTAACTCGGCGAACACATGCGTGGGACCCTGTTGCAGGGTGGGTAACCACCAATCAGCAACAGTGATGCACCGTGACTTTCCGCCTGGTTCTGATACAGTCTCCAGGCGAACCTCGTACGGCTTAGCCGAAGCGAGGTACTCTCGG